CCGCAGTACAAGCATATCAAACATCATTATCTCGCAACGTATGATAACTATTAAAGACATAACCCCCGAACAATACAGCACCTATGTTGGTGTGCTGACCGTTGAAGACAAAGAAACCCTCGTCGGTCAATGGTACATGGCAGACAGCTTTTTCAACCCCATCCAGGATGCGGATGATAAATGGGTGATTTCCGTTGAGGAAATTGCGCAGTGCGTCAACCCTGATTTTCAATGGCTGAAAAGTGTGCCGCTCATACCTTTCAAGCCTAAACCTGCACCGCCATTTCCGATATGAAAAATTTGAACGAGACAATAGTGGGTAGTTGGTTATTGTGGTTGGCAGGTGCTGCGGCAAAGTTGCTGCCCATTGTTCAATTTCTTTCTTTTACTGCGGCACTCATTGTGTCGTGCATCGGTATTTACAAGTTTTTGAGCAATGGCAAAAAGTAAGGAAATCAGCAAATGGCAACCGAAACCCAAAAAGAGATTGGGCAGACACACGAAGTCAGCGAACAAGCACAAGTCAGCAAAACCCTACCGAGGGCAAGGAAGATGAAATTGAAAAACTACTTCTCACCCACCCCAAAGCGGTTCAGGGTTTTAGGCGATAGCATCGCGGCTGCATCTTTGTTTGTTGCCGGGTTGAACCTTGACCACCCCAAACTGATGTTGCTGTGCGGTGTTCTTGGGGCCGTAGGCAAATTTGTCACAAACTTTTTTGCAGAGGAATGAGGGATGGACTTCTTATTGTTTGTTGCTTTTTTCTGCTTGTCTTGTGCGCTCGGCCTTGCAAGACACCAGAGCAAACACCAATAGACACCATGCAGGTAGAAAAATACAAGGCAGAAATTGACAGCTTGAAAGCCGAGTATTTAACACTGCTGAACAGCCGTGCGGTTAAGATAAAAACCCTACGTGAAATAAGGACAAAATATGTGCACGATACTTTGACGGTTGAGGCACTTGTTGGCGACACTTCGGGCATCGCAAATCTGCTGTCCGAAAATGCCCTAATCCGCGAGATTGTTTTTGAGGATAGTTTGATTATTGCAAATCAAGGTCAGGTAGTTATTTATCAGGATAGCCTTATTTCGCATTTACAAGCCATTACAGATACTCAAAAGAATTTATTAAGTGATTGTGCCAACGAGGTAAAAAAACAGCGTAAAAAGGCAAATTTGTGGCGAAGCCTTGCGGTTGTTTTTGGATTGGTGGCGATTGCAAAGTAATTTTGTGATATGTTTACCCTGATAAAACTGCAAGGTGTCAAAGAATTTTACTACTGCCGAGACGGACAATGGCATCCATCGGCTGAACTGAACGCGATGATAAAGCCGTGTATTTACCGCAGTGATGCGGATGCCCGAAAGTCATGGGAACGCATCGGCAAACCTGCAATGGTATTTGTGCAGGAAATAAAGTCAAAGGATAAAACATTACTGCAATGAGAAACCTACAAACATACCTCAACAGCAAGGGCGCGAAATTAGAACCCGATGGAATAATCGGCAATCAAACATTGACTGCACTGGATAGCTACATTCGTGGGCAAATCACAGCACGAAAATATCGCATGCCGGTTGATGGCTTGGTCTGGCTGCGCACCGATATGGTATTTTCAAACAAGTTTGATGATTTTGTTGTTTGTTACAAAGCAGGGCGCATTGTTTATGTTGCACCTGCATCTACCACAGCAGGGGATTTTTACGTTTACAATCCATTGACCGTTGGCGGTGTAACAGGCACAGCCGTTGCCGTTGCACAACAAGTCACAAATTCGCACAGATTTGTGACAGGTGCGAACTGGAAAAACCTTTGGTTGGGTGCGCCTTATTTTCAGCAGGTTTTGCCGATTGTAATTCAGCGTGACGGAAACAAAAACAACAGGGTTGATGGTGTGACAAGGCAGACGGGTCTATACGGAATAAATTTCCACCGGGCAGGTATCGGTAACTTTGTGAACAAGTGGAGTGCAGGATGCCAGACCGTGCCGGACAAAGATTGGTTTGAGATTGTCAAACGATTTAACCCCGGTCAGCTGATTGACTTTACGCTTATTGACTAACAGCTGCAATCCTATCCACAAGGATAGCCATATCATATTTGCAGAGATAAACCAACTCGCCACATACAAGGCAGGTTAATGGCTTTTGTTTGGTGCTGCGTTCATCAGGCATAATTGCATCTATCTTGTAAAAGCAAACCAAAAATGTAGGGTCGTTATACGGGTCATCCGTTGTTGAAATGCCCATATCTTCCAGCATTTCGGCTTGTTCGTTTGCAGCAATAACCTCTATGCACAGCGGTATCTTAAACATAGAACTGCTGGCAAAAGGTAAATTCAGGTATTATTTCGGTTTCGCTAACGTATCCAGTTAAGGTCAACCACATTGAACCGAGAGGCTTTGGTGGTCTGCCACGCTCGATATGAAATCCACCGAAACCATCTTCATATTCCTCTTTATAGGTTGATGTGCGTATTTGGTGTACGTTACGCGCTTTGATTTTCTTTTGGTGGCTGTCATATACCTCAACCGGGTTGATGTGGTGGTATAACTCGTGAACGTGACCCTGCCAGATGCAGTCGTAACCTTCCATCATTGCCATAAATCGCTGGTCTTGGATTACACCTTTGGTCACTGCACCGCCACCGCCGTAGCCGTGCATGTAGCGGAGTGTCCATTTGCGCCTGACACCGTGATTGGACAATTCAAACTTGAAGTCAACCACACCACCATAGCCGCCAGTGTAAACATTTGCTCCGTGTGTTGTGTTGAATAGGTCAACAAAGCGTTGCACAGGGTCAGTTTCAAGTGCTTTGAGTATTGCTGTTTCGTGGTTGCCGTAGCCGACCAACAAAATATGGTCTTTGTATGGTGCGAACCAATCAACAGCATCTTGTATTACCGCATCGATGTAGTTGGCTTTGTTGTGTTCAGGGCGGATGTCTTTCTTTGACCTGCGAGGGTCGTATTTGCCCTGCATCATGCAGAAAGTATCGCCATTCAGGATGATTTTGCAACCTCTTTTGACCGCTTCATCGAGATGATTTTTGAGCAATTCACGGTCACACTTTGGGTTATCCCAGTGCAGGTCACTCATAAGAAGCAGGTTGATTGATTTGTCGCAGTACACCGCATGGATGTTTCTGCTTATGCGTTTGGTTTCTTTGACCATCTATTTATAAAAGTAGGTTTATTGCGAATTTTCGCGTTTGTGTGTGATGAAATCCACCAAAGCCAACAGAAGTGGGAGCAAATAAAGTATGATGCCAATGTCTTTCATAATAAAAAAGCCTACCCCGGTTGGGATAGGCGCTCTTGTTGGAAAAGATAAGCGTCTCGAACTTTGTACCAGTACTCTACACTCGGCAGGTCATCAGGCATATTTGCGTAATCGTACGGCTTTGCCTCTGGCAACTCGGCAGTTTTGTTGCGCTGTTGCATCTGCCGTTCTACGCTCTTTGGTGTATCACGCTTTTTCATACGGGTTCTCCTCTTTGTTTCCCCAAAATCCTGAACGGATGCGGAACTGCTGTTCATTGTGTACACGGGCAACCTTGCGCTCTGCCATTCCCCATTCAGGTTGCATGACTTCCAGCATATTGCGGTCGATAAGTTCGCGCCTGATATGGTTCATTGCCATGTGCGCTGTAAGGTCGTGTATCTCGTATCGGTTGGCAAGGCTTGCAAGTTCTGTGACATAGGCTTTCGCGCCTGCAATATCCCCGGCATCCAGCAAGGCCACCACTGGTAGCGGCCTTGCATCATATTGTTTGTCTAATTCTTTGTTCATGGCTTCAAAATAATTGTGTCGCGGTTGCACTTACCATCGTTTATCCAAATGACCAGTTTGTCCAGTTTCTCGTATGCCCAATCCGGGATGAACTTGCCATCGCATTCGATAAATACACGAGGATAGTCGTATAAGCACCTGCCCAATCCGAACTGAACTGCGGCCCTTTTCATCGCATCACTGATACCACCCTTTTCCGGCTCGATGTTTGTCTTGCTGGCTCCGTCTTCGCGGAAGATTGTGCGTTTATCAACGGTTACTGACAACCGGCAAATAAAGCCATTGCCAATTTCCCGGAATTCACTTGTCCAGTTGGTCGGCCCGAAAGCGGCATCAAAGCGCGCCATCACACAACGGTTGTTGATGTAAGGCACAACAATAAGTTTGCCTGTGCTGGTTTGGGATTGCACACGCCATTCTATTTCATTCGGCAGAATGGGTGCGGTTAGTGTATTATTCATAGCTGACACCCTCCTTGTCTAATCCTAATTCGTACATGAATTTGGCCTCCTGCAAAAATGCAATCAGCTCGTCAATCTTTTCAGCAGGAATGAAAACCGTTTCCTTTTCGTTGATGTTCGCCCAGGTAGCAGTGATGCTAAGAATGTCGGTGAATGACGAGTAATAAAACTCGTACTCGCAGGATGATACCCTGCCGTGTTTGGTTTTGTGTTCTAAATCGTGTTTCATATGATTTGGTTTTGTATGTGCAAATTTAATATAAAAAATTATATCTGCAAACTTTTTGAAAGATTTTTTTTTGCAATGTTTACAATCAACTCCTTACTGTAAACTTCCGCATCAAATCCTTTTTTTCGATACCTTGCCAGCACCCGGTCGGCTTCCGCATTTGGCACGATGTCAAAGGATAGCATCTCAGCTTTCCAGTACATGATGGTCGTATACAACTCCTCGCGCACGGCTATTCACATATTGGTATGCCACATCAATAATCTGCTGTTCCTTTTTGCTTTTATATTTGCTTGAAACCCTCAAGGCTTTGATTATTGTGGCATAACTTGCTATTCCTATGCAGTATTCAACCACCGCCATCACATCGCCTTTTTGCTTATTGGCCTGAAAGTATTGCCTTTTCTCTTCGTATGTCATTTTTTGCTATCTTTAATAAAATTAAGTAACCGATTAGGTCGTTCAGTGTGTCTTCATCAGTGGCTTCCATTCCTGCACCACGTGCAATCCGGCTCAACTTGTCGTCGATGCGGACAAGCAACTGCTCCTGATTGTCTGCCTTTGAAAAAACTCGCACCGGGTTAAGTGCAGAGTTTCCATACTTGGCATTTTTGTCCAGCAATAGCTTTTTGATGCTGTCGCAGGTTTGTTCGATTTTTTCTTTCATCAAAAGGGCAGGCTGTTATCTTCATACTTTGCAGGTTCATCGGCTGTTGTTTTGGGCTTTTTCTCAAACTTGTACGCCTTTCCACTACCCACATATACGGGCGGTGTCTTTGCTTCGCGCTGTTCTTTCGTTTGGCTTAATTGCAGCGTGTGGGTTTCGCCGAATTTTCCCTCACTTTTGCGTTCATTCAGCACCAGTTTAAGGTACTTTTTCCCGTTTTTGCCCTCTGTAATCAGTTCCTTTGGAACATCAGTCAGGCAGATGTCAATTACTATCATATTTTTTCAATTTCTTGTTTTACTTTTTGCCAATATTCCATTCTTATCTCCATAAAACTCCAATCGCTTTCAACTGCTTTTATACATTCATCAACTGAAATTAAAGCACATTTTATTGCGTTTTCTTTTGGCCAACCTCCAAGTGCAAATTTTTTTAATAGTTCTTCGGCTTTTTCTTTCGGTGTCATATTGCTTTTGCTTTGTTTAGTTGTTTTCTTTTATATTTCAGTATGTCCAAGTGTGTTACCGCATCGAAATGGGTGCGGAATAGCATAAGGTTGTCCACGCAATCGGTGTATGTTCCAAATTCAGTAAGGAACTGCGGAGAGCATATCCGATATAATCGTATGGCAAAACCACCGTCGGGAAGTTCAACCACGTGAGGCTTAAAAGGATTGATGAGTTTCATTGTGCAAATATACAAAATTAAACTTCATTAACAAACAACTCAAAGTTATTTTTTATGGTTTCCAACCGGGCAGCGTATCGTCTGTCTGTTTCTGCATAGTCATCCACCGACCTGCAAGCGTGTATCACGGTGGAATGGTCACGACCACCACACATCCGACCAATCTGTTTGAGTGATATGCTGGTATTGTTGCGCATTAACCACATGAATATTTGTCGTGGTTCCAGCACCTCGCGTTTTCGTGTTATGTGTGAAATGTGCGTTGGCAGATAGTCAGCGTATGCCGACCTGATTGCAAGGTGTGCGGCTTTGATTGCTTCATCCTGCTGTTCCATGTTCATACGCAGCATCCGTTCCAGTTGTTCAATGCGCACCTGCTGATGCCGGATTGTTTCTTTGAGTTGCGCCACCTCGCTCATGCGGAATGTGGTGCGGCTGTTTGTCTTGGGTTGTTTTATTTTTGCTCTCATGTTGTTTCTACATATAATCCTGTTGCTGTATCGTAGGTAAAATTCTGCTGGCCTACTTTTCCCCAGTGGCTAAATTTTACTTTTTGGATATGTACCTCCACCGTGTTGTTGTCAAAGTTTCGGTAAACGGTGATGCCGTTGTCTGTCTTGTTAAAAAAGTTTGCTGAACCTGCGATGTCATAAAGGGTGGGTATGTCATAATTTTTGCCGTCACGCTTTGCAATCTTTCGGGGGTGTGCCACCAAAAAGCAATGCACATTATACCGCTCACAGAAATTTACAAGTTTATCCAGCGACTGCCCAATGTATTTTGTTTCGCTTTCGCTGTATTGGTGTTCAAGTTTATTCCACGCATCAATCACAAACCAATCAATGTTCCTGCGGTTCTTTAATTCGGCCACCTTTGACAAAATGCTTTCCAGCGTGAAGTCCTTTTCGGGTTTCACAAAATAGATGCTGTTTTCCAGTAGATACAATGCCTCGTATATTTCATCCTGTGTCATGCGGTCTTGCCCCATAAATGGCCGTTGTGATATTTTTTTCAGCAGCTTGCTGATATGCAATTCCGTTGGCCTGTTTTCGGGTGAATAAAATGCACCTTTCCAGCCATGCCGTTGCAATAGTTTGACAATGATGTGGTCGAGGAAGTCCGATTTGCCGTGTCCGGGTACGCCTGTAATCGTGGTCAAATATCCTTTGTGGAATTTTAAGTGCTGGTCAAAACCCCACATCCCAGTATCTGCCCCGGCAGGAAGTCCGTAGTTGTAAAGGTTTTCAATATCAGGCAGAAAGTCGGTAATACTGAACACGCCCACCATTGGAAATTCTGTGAAGCTATTTGCAGCATCACGCAGCGCAAATGCACCATTCAGCAATAAAAACTCGTTTGCATCTTTGCAGTCAGTAAATACAATGTAATCGCATTTATCCTTACCAAACCGCTCTGCAATGGCATTACGTAATTCGATACCGGGTGCATCGTTGTCAACCGCAATGTGTATCTTTTCGATGTGGTCGAATGACGGCATAAAGCGGTCAAAAAAAGTTAGGTTTGGCTGCGCACCGTTTGGAACGCTAATCACATTTTCAATTCCAGCTTCGATTAAAGACAGCGCATCCATTTCGCCCTCAACAATCCACACCTCTTTTGCGGTTGCAAGGCAGTCGATGTTGTACGGTATAAGCTCGGCCCCTTTGTGCATCTTAAAATGCTTGGCTCCGTCACGATATTTCGTGTTTATCAACTGGCCCTCGTAAAAGTAATTAAAACAGATGCAGTTTACTTCCTTACTTACCTGCGGCATCCATTCCACCTGCTCTGTGATTTGCATCTTGTTGAGCGTGGCTGCTGTTATGCGTCTGCCCTCAAACCATTTTAGCACTTTGTCGGATAGTGTGGTGTTGTTTTTCCATTCCGGCAATTCATATTTTACCACCTCCGGGCGGTCAATTATTGCACCTTTCCATGTGCAGTGCTGACAATACCATGCTTTCTTATCAAGGTTGACTGATAGGCATTTATCGGTTTTCTTTTTCCGGGTATGGCTGCATTGCGGGCAGAGTGTTTGCACTTCCCCAGATGTCTTGCCGGCAGGAATTTCGATATTGTAAAATCCGTAGTTCAAAATACTAACCTTTCGTATTGACTTACAAAGTTGGCTTCAAATCTAACCTCATACGGACAATGTTTCAACTGCGACTTGATATTTTCCAGTGCCTTTTTTGCCTGTTCTTCGGTTTCACAAATCTGCATGATGTTATCACCATGTGCAATTAGCCATTTTGGGTTTGAGGTTTTGGCCTGCTCTTTTGTCTTATTCATACCCAGCCATTTTAGGGAAGTCAGATATAGTGATTTGTAGTTTTTGTTGCCCTTGTAGTTTTGAATATCTTGGTAAATTTCATGCACCTGCTGTTCTGTATAACCTGCATCAATCAGTTTCTGATGCTCGGCAGTAGAAATAGAAAGGTGGTCAAAGTGTATATATATTTCTTCTTCTTTCTTTTCTTTCTTATCATTCTTAAATTCTTTAGTTGGTGTCATCTGCGTTTCATCTGCGTTTCGTTTGCGTTTCACCTGCGTTTCGTCTGCGTGTCGCTCGTCTTGGTAACACTCATATTTACAAATAGTTAGCCGTGTCGAAACAGATATGTTTTCAAGTGTAATCATGCCGTCAGTTTCTAGCATAGTTAAAAACCTACGTACCTTGCTTTTATCCGTGTTCCAGCGTTTGGCCCATGTATCAAGTGAATACACGCTTTGACCACGTTTGCAATCGTACAATGCACCCTTAATCAATACCTTTTTATCTTCAAAGTTTGCATTCAGCAGGATATCAATCCACCAGTGCAGGTAATTGCTATCTTGATATATCCAATGCTCGGAAAGTTTGCGGTGTATTTTTATCCAACCACCACTCATTTCTGCTGCCCTTTCATAAATAAACGCTTACATTCTGTGTAGTAAAGCTGCTGCAATCCTATTTTGTGCATCTCATAATTGTAAACGGGCAGATGCTCTTTGATTGTGCAGTTTTGCTTTTTGACTTCCAACTGGATGATTTGGTTTTCCAGTTCTTCCAGACACCGATTGCAAATGTCGGCCGGGATAGGTTTGGGTTTTGTTATATTCATAAACAAAACACCACCCACGTTCTGATGTTCAACCCGGCCAGAGCTTAGCCGCATCATACTTGTAGGTGGTGTTGAGTTAAAGTCGTTTGTCATGCTCTTAAATTTCGGCAGGGGGTTGAAGTCCTGTTGTTCCGATATGCAATTATATAACAAAGATTTTAGATTTTCAAATTTTAATAGCGTAAATTTACTTTTTCCCTACGTTTGTAATTGTAAATCTGTTCAATCAATGTGATATATTGTGCTGAACTTTGGCAGTCAATCAATGCACTTGGCTGTAATCGCAATTTTTGAATAAACTCTGTAAACTCAAATTGTGGCTTTGCAAATAGTTGAAGCATAGCAAAAATAAAATATGCCCTACGATAACCAGCATAAAGAGGTTCCAATAGCATTATATTGTCTGCCATTTCAATTGCCTTTTTCCAGTTATTAATTTTAAAATTACCGTTGTAAAAATCCTTAATATCTGAACCGTGTGCATTTGAATTAAAAGCTGAAAGCATTGGCATACAGACATTGTGCGGAAATTCATATTTCTTTTTGAAAATCCGATACTTAATGTAATCGGGATAACCAAGTTTGCAATAACCTTCAAGATAGTCATCCGAGTTCCAAGTCTTTTGGGTTGCATTCAAAATGTGTACTTCCGGCAATCCGTAGTTTTCACAAATAATGTAATGCAATGGCAGTCCAAGTTCTCTGATAACTTCAAAGCGGTGCTGTCCATCAATGATTTCATAGTTTTCATTTACCAAAATTGTGGTAAATAAATACTTTTCAGACATTGACTTTCGCAGTCGGTTAAGGTGCA